CACTTCAAGCCGCTGGACAAGAACGAGCGCTACGAGCACGAGCTGGTGACCGTCTACCAGCACCGGCGCGATCGAGGCGGCTGTGGGCATGTGTTCGCACCTCTGGCGCTCTCCCGTGCCGGGGGCTTTCAGCAAGGCATAGGAGAGGAGGTGAGTGCATGACCGTCGAGGTCGAGCCGCTGCATGCGATCGAGCTGCACTTCTCGTCATCCGATGAGGGCACCGAAGACAAGTTGGGTGACACCAACGTCATCTGGAAGGACATCCTTCGGGAGGGCAAGTTCGCTCTCACACCCGGCATCGGCAAGCGCCTGCCGTTCGAGGTGATCGCCCAGGGCAAGTCGAGCCCCGAGGACCGCGTGATCTCGATGTCGGAGCTGATCGAGGCGTACGACGATCGGGCCTTCGAGGACGTGACAATCCCTGACGGTCACCCGGACCCGAAGAAGGGGACGGACAGCGCGCTCAACAACACCGGCTACGTCAACGGTCTGCGGCTCATCAAGAAGAAGGGGCGCCACTACCTGCAAGCAGCGCTGGGGTTCACCGAGCCCGACGTGGCTGCCAAGGTCAAGCGCGGCACGATCCCGAACGTGTCAAGCGGGGTGCTGCTCAACTTCGTCCGCAAGCACGACGGCAAGAAGTTCCCCGTCTCGCTCAACCACGTTGCGCTGGCCAAGACCGGCTGGATCAACGATCTCGAACCGTTCAAGCGCGTCTTCGCGTCGGATGACAACGTGGATGACGACTTCGAGGTCATCGCCGCCGACTTCGCAGAGGGTGACAACCCGCCTGACGATGGTTCCGGCGCCGAGACAGAGACCGGCGAGATCGTCTGGAACGAGAAGGACGGCGTGAACTGGGTGCGCGAGGCGCTGCAAGCTTCGCTCAATCCCGAGCCCGAGCCGAGTGCGATGGACGAGCTTCGCCCCCGCGCTCCGCAGGCGAGCTACTACGTGCAGGATGTCTCGCAGAGCAAGGGGCTCGCGCTGGTCGAGGAGTTCTTCAAGGGAGACCGCTCGCGCTGGGTCATCCCCTTCACCGTCAGCGATGACAAGGTGGAGCCTGGTCCCGAGCGTCGCTGGACCAAGGGGCGCGATGCGCTCATCGCAGCAAGCGACGACAACTTCGATGACGTTTCAACGGAGGCCGTAACAACCAAGCTCAACGACGCACTCACCAACTTGGAGGACGTGGAGGACTTCGAGGTCGTCCGCGTCAGCATGGATCAGCGCTGTCGCATCCAGAACAAGAACACCGGCCTGACGTTCGAGGCTCCATTCACTCGCATGCCGAGTGGACAGGTGTTCCTCGCAGCGCCAGACCAGTGGGACCGCGTGCAAGCCATCAAGCTGGAAGACAAGCCTGATCAGCCTGCTCCGACGCCCAAGAAGTCAACCAACGTGACTCCGATCTTCGACGAGAACACGCCGGAAGGCCGGGTTGCAGCAGCACGTCAGAGGCGGCGGTCGATGATCGCCGTCAAGCACTGAACACAACGAAGGAGGTGACAACGTGGGTTACGAAGAGGACATTCAGGCGATGGACCTGGCCGATGACGTGAAGCAGACGCTCATCCAGGCTCATCGCGCTGAGATCGATCCCCTGCGCAACGAGAACCGAACGCTTTCGGCCGAGACCAAGAAGGAGAAGGTCGAGGGCGAGATCGACGCTCTCAAGGGCATGGGCTTCGAGGACGCGCCTGGCCTGCTGGTGTGGGTCCGTCGTGTCTACCTCTCAGCGGATGCCGAGGAGCCGGGAGCAGTCCTGCTCGCTGACAACGAGCTTGGCCTTTCTGGCGACAGCGCATCCGGAGCCACAGGCCGGGAAGAGATCTCGGTGGCCGGGGCGATCCGCAAGTTCGTGGAGCTGATGCCGAAGCAGGAAGACGGCAAGCTCAAGATCAACCTGGCTGCACAGATCACCGGCGACGAGGACCACGACAAGCCCGAGACCGGCGAGGAGAAGACCGGCGAAGAGCGGGCCACAGAGCGCCGCGAGCGTGCAGCTCGACTCTCGGGTCGGCCGATCGATCGCGCGGCAGTCCGTGCCAAGCGCTACGGCACGGCGACCATCGGTGGAGGAGGTGAGTAGGGATGGCATGGAACATCCGCACGTCTCGTCAGTTCTCGCCTGATCTCGAAATCCTCGTGCATCAGGTCAACGTGGATGTCGCTCCGTCGATCGTTCTCGACGCGGGCGGGTTCACGCCGGACGCCAACGGCGATCTGACCATCCTGGCCGGGACGCCGCTCAAGAAGGTTGGCAACCAGTACGTCCCGTGGGTCACGGGCGACTCGGCGCCGATCCTGGGCATCCTGGCCCGTACCGAGAGGGTGCCCGACGCCCTCACCCACTCCGATGTCCCTTCGGCCATGTGGAATCACGGACAGTGGTTCCGCTCCGACAGGATCGTCGGGTGGGCAACCAATCAGGCTGCCATTCGCGCAGCCCTTCCGACCTGCAAGTTCTCGTAGCCGAGAAGGAGGTGAGACTAAATGGCAGTCATTGACGACATCATGGACCAAGCCGCACTGACGGACGCAATCGCGGCCGAGGTCGAGACGGAGATGGAGCAGGCGCCCTTCATCGGGGAGCAGATCGCCCCGATGCAGGAGACCGACTCCCAGTACGTCAGCATGCGTGTCGAAGATCTCCACGCGACAGGGATCGGTCAGTTCCGAGCCCCCGAGGCGTCAATCCCCTTGATGGACATCACGGGTCGCGAGGAGCGCGAGGAGGTCATCGAGATGGCCTACCTCGATGAGGCACATCGCATTTCGCCACGGCGTTGGGAGATCCTGACGCAGGGCGGGGAGCGACTGGCGAGCCGCGAGGCCCGTCGCCTGGTCGAGATCGGCCAGATCCTCGAACGACGCAACGAGCGTCTGACCGAGTGGATGCGCTGGCAGGCGTTCAGCGGTCAGCTCACGATCGAGTACCAGCAGCGTGACACCGCGCTTGTCATCGACTACCCGTTCCCGACGGGACACAAGCCGACGACAGCGGTGTCGTGGACCGATCTGGTCAACTCCGATCCGGTCAACGACCTGAAGACGTGGATGCAGACCTGCTCCACCGACGCAGGCTCGCCCGCTCGGCGTGTCCACATCAGCGACGAGGACGTGGAGCTGATCGTCAACAACGCGAAGCTCCGCAGCTACTTCAACGTCGATGTGGGCCAGCCGTTCATGCCCACGCTGGAAGACGTGCTGAAGCTCCTGCCGCTCGGGACGACGTTCGTTCCGACCAATGAGGCTTACAGGGCCGAGTCGGTCGGTGCGAGCAAGGCCCGTGCGGATCACACGCGGTTCCTGCCCGTGGGCAACATCCTGATCACGACTGACTACAGCGTCAACGGTCTCCCGATCGCGGAGACGCTGAACGGGCCGGTCGAGATCAAGAGCGGTCCCAACGACACGACGTTCCTGCCCGGTCCCCAGTCGGAGATCATCCTCAAGGGCGAGGGCGTCTACACCCGCCTCCTGCGACAGGCATCGCGCCGCATGGTTCGCCTGCGTCGGCCCGAGGCGTTCCTGTTCGCCGACGTGCGGTTCTAGGGAGGAGGTGACAACATGGCAGACAACAAGGGATACGAAGTCACCGGAGTGGAGGAGTTGACAGTTCTCAGGACGGTCAGCTCTCTGCCTCAGGCCGATGGCTCAGTGCTCCATCAGAACGGCATGGGACGGACCTACCTGCAAGGGGAGGTCATCCCGGCCGACATGGTGGCCGAGGACTGGAAGGAGGCACTGGACTCCGGTGAGGGACCGCTGTACGAAGCGCTCAAGGACAAGCTCAAGCCTTCGAGCGGTGAGCCCAGCGAGAACATCGCCCAGCGTCTCGGCCTTCCGTTCGAGGGCTACGACGACATGGAGCCCCAGGACATCGTGAACGCGATGCGGGTGCTCCCGTCAGCGACGATCACGCGCATCCAGGAGTACGAGGCAACCAAGGACGACCCTCGCCCGGAGATCGTGGACTACAACATCGGCTTCGGTGAGAGCCCGCTGGCTCGCCAGACAACCGAGTTGGAGGAGACGGAGTTGGACGAGGAGAAGCCGGTTCGGCGCCTCAAGACGCGCGAGGTCCCGGAGGACGGTCCCGTCGTGCCCGGAGAGGGCTACACCGGTACCGGCGATCCGCAGATCCCCTACGGGGTGGCAGCGGACGAAGAGGAGGGCGACGACAGCGCCAAGGCATCCAGGGCAACCAAGGGCCGGGGCAACGTCGCAGCCGCCAAGGCCCGTCGCGGACGCCGCGACCGCCAGCCCAAGCCAGCTCCCGGTCAGGGAGAGGGCGGCACGTCACTGGAATCGCAGAACGACTGAGGTTTCGCCAACCTAGGCGACATCATGGCTGAGGTTCTGCGTAAGGGACCAAGGGGGCTTCCGGGTGATCCGGGGCCTCCTGGTCCTGCCGGTGATCAGGGTCCTCCTGGTGTCGGCCTGCCGGGGCCGCAAGGCGATCCTGGTCCTCCCGGTAGCCCCGGAGCTGGCGTCACGGAGTTCGCATTCCGCTTCAGCGCCAGCACTAGCGCACCACCTGGTACATCGGAGATACGCTTCGACAACTCGAATTACACGCTGGTCACGGTGGTCTGGGTTCAGATCACTGACAACAACGGCTCCGACCAACACACGAAGCTTAGCGCAATCTCATTGGGTTCAGAGCTGCGAGTCGAGGACTTCGATGATCACACGAAGTATGCGCACTTCGTTGTCAACGCCCCGGCGGTCAGCCTCGGCTCTTATGTCGAAATTCCCGTAACCTACGTTGACGATGCTGGACCGCTCCCGTCGTCTGGCGGCGGCACTCAGAGGTATTGCAGTCTGCTTGTCACGGCGCCTGGTCCTCCGGGGCCTCCGGGTCCACCTGGTCCCAAGGGAGATCCCGGCGATCCTGGTGGTGGCGGCGGCGGTGCAGGAGTCAGCGCGTTCTTCAGGATTCACTGGCAGCAGGCACCGGGTGACAACGTTGACAACGGGCAAGTTGTCGCGCTGCGGTTCCCGCTGATGGCGAATTGCGTCTGCCTCCCAGCCGATGCGTTCTCGTTCGATCTCGGTCGCCAACACCTGATTGTCAAGGAAGCTGGCATTTACTCGGTTGACGCTGGCTTGTACTGCGGTGACATCCGTGGCCAGCTCCGCTCTTGGCTTTGGTCAAGCAACAACCCTGACAGCAACGGTTACTGGGCACAGGTGCAGACAGGGCCTCCGTACGACGCTACCTCCAACGCTCCGATGCCGAACGTCTTGCTGAAGGAGGTACAGCCACAGCTTCAAGCCACGATGCTCCTACAAGCTGACGAGTACGTCATGGTGCTTGTCAACCCATCTTCCAATCCCGCCTCGCTGTATTGTCAACTGGATCACTTCCAGATGACTCGGCTAGGAGACATCCCGGTCGCATGATTGCGCTAGTCAACACACCCTTCGAGCTGGAAGTCCACGGTGCCGATACCGGTCTCGTGGGCTTGATCAGCATCGAGATTTACGATCCGGCCACGACTGCCGGTGTCGTCGGACCGTTCACGTCGGGAATCACCGAGCCGCGTCCTGGCACTTACACCGCAACGCTGATTGTCCCGATCGTTGGAAACTTCATTGCACGGTGGGCGTACGCTGATCCAGATGACGCTTCGCTGGTCACGGCCGAAGAGGATGTCATCGTTGCCACGACCGACGTGCCAGAGATCCGTCAGGACGCGATCGACACGCCGATCGGGACCTTCGCACACGATCTGCTCCCCGAGACGTGGGAAGCGCTGGCCGAGGCCAAGTCCTTCGGCGCCAACGCGCTACTGCGCATGCATGATCGTGCTGTCAACCGAATTTTCGGGACCATTCTCTCGATCGAGGATCAGGAGATCCTTCCCAGCCGGGTGATCGAGTTCGCTGGCAGAACGCTGGCGCTCTACCTGCTTGACCCAGGCATCGAGTACTGGTCTCGCCAG